GACACACGCAATGAGTTGCCGATAGCACCGGGCCATTTGGCGACAAACAGCGCAGATGATTCAAAAGTCCCAACCTTAGTGTCGTAATCGTTATGATTGGCCACAATAAGATTGAGAGCGTTCGAAACTGCAGAAGTATTGGCGACCGCAGTCAGAGCGCCGATTGAACCGTTTGTTGAAGTGAGGTTAGCACAACGAACAAGCCAAGCCTGTCCGCCATAAGCCACATAACTTGAAATCGTGAACCAAGTTTCTGGATTCAGATTGGTAGGAGCGCCGACATTATTGACGATATCAGCTTCGTTAGCGACCAGAATGCGCTCATAGCAAGGCCCCCAACGGAAAACACCAGCAATGGCACCCATAGATGTGGCGAGGGTCGGCACGATAGGGTTTTGATCGTACTCTTCAATATCAATGCCGGGAGAAACAAGGTTGCCCACGAAAAATCTCCTTGATTTGGAGCCTTTAGAATTATTTCTTTGGTATTTAGAGGCTTGCTCGCCTTGACGGATTTCGATTTAAGAGGTATTTCCTACCCCAAATATTGGAGGACCCCTTTATGGATGCTCTTGCTGCATTATTTTCCAAACCAGAAAAAATACTTGATGAATTGGTGCCTCATATAACAGACGGTCCTTTTGGGCCGATGATTCATCATCCGTTACTTATTGAAATTGCCTTTGATCCAGAACATGCTGCGCTGATTAATCAGCGGTTCAAGGCTATCAAAGAGAGCGCCGAAAAGCTGTGGAAGGATGGGAACTATTCTGGTTATGTGTTCCGGCATGAACGGCCTTATCGATTAGAGGCTTTTGCCAGATGCATGTCTCATCTCAATTCGAAGCAATATTGGCAAATGTTGGAATCGGTTTGGATTGATTCCGAGAATATTTGGCAACACAAAAAGTTGTGGAAGAGTCTCTGGAACTCCAAAACTCCAAACAAAGAATTCGTCATGAACGAAGAGGATCGCGGATATCTAGCTCGCCTTCCAGATAACATTCGCGTCTATCGCGGCGTCAACCGGGCTTCCAACCAAAAGGGATTGTCTTGGACATTAGATCGAGAAAAGGCCAAATGGTTCTCAACTCGTTTTACCAGTGCAAAGACCAAATCGCGTCTTATTATCGCTGAGGTCGATAAAAAACATGTTCATGCTTATCTGTCTGGTCGAAGCGAAAATGAAATCGTGGCCGACAAAGTGAAAGTTCTGGAAATTGTGAAATGATGATTATTGGAGATATTCATGGCAAGTATGAAGAGTATTTGTCAAAAATCCAAAGTTATGACGGGCCTTCCATTCAAATAGGCGATTTTGGGATCGGTCTTAGAGCCACACCGCCTGATTTGTTTGATCAAATGAAGGAATATGATGCTCGTTTCTTTCGCGGCAATCATGATAATCCGAAATTTTGTAAAATGGTGCCTCAATATATTCCGGATGGTCATGTTGAAGGTGACATGATGATGGTCGGTGGAGCATTCTCTATTGATTGGATGTATCGTGTTATCGGCCATTCTTGGTGGCTGGATGAAGAATTGAGCATTCCAGAATTCGAAGAAGTGACAAAGACCTTCGAAACCACAAAACCAAAAATCATGCTAACCCACGATTGTCCTGTTGATGTGATTCCTTACATTCATAATCATAACTCTCTATTTCCATCGTCCAGAACACAACTTGCATTTCAAGCCATGTGGGAGTTGTATCGGCCACAACTCTGGATTTTTGGTCACCACCACAAGTCCTTTGATATGACGCTTGACGGCACAAGATTTATCTGTTTGAACGAACTCGAAACTTTATTCCTTTGAGGGCACAATGGTAAAAATAACTGTATGTGATGACGATGATGAATGTGTCGTTGTATGTGCCCCGGCTGAGATGGAAACTCCATTTACCGATAATGTTTTCGAAGACTGTTTTCAATGCGGTCGACGAATTCAACATCGGCCAAATGTTCCTAAAGGGAAGCGTATTTGCATTCAATGCACAGCGATTTCTTTAGAGGAAGAACAAGAGGAACTTGAAATCAAGGTCACACAAGAAACTATGGATTTGATTCGAAAAAGGAATGTGCATTGATGAAATTTATGACGTCAAAATACGATGGGTATATTCTTCTGGTGATGCTTATTGGTGCTGTTTTTGTGGCCGCTCTGGCCATTCATTATGGCGCTGCATAGAGAGGGTTAGAAATGCACACGATCACACTGAAACGAGCCTTGAAACTGAAGGCAGCTATTGAGGCTTTGGTTAACGCCAATAGCATTCCGACAATAGTCAACTATTCGATGATCACATCGGAAGTCGCGGACATTGAAGCGGCCAAATTGAAATATGCCGATCTTCTTGGCGATAAACGAATGTTGTCAGAGATTCTGGCAAAACTTCGCGTTGAAATTGCCACTCAGAATGTCAAAACTGGCATCGAGCAAATTTTGGCTGATATCGCACACTCCCAACGGTTGATTCAAATCTATACAACCATGGCCGGAGTCAAAGGCGAGACCACACAAAATCACGACAAGATAATTGCGTATCAGCGCAGTCTTCTTGAAAAGTCAGACACAGACGCATATCGGATGCCATCCACGACAGTTCCTATTTGTTTGCTCACTCCGGAAGAAGTGAAGCATTTCGCGGAACTTCTCAAGGAGGAAAAGCAACGGTTGAGCGATCTTGAAGATTCAAGGGTAAGTTTGAATCTGAATAATCATATTTCAATTGGTGATGATAGCGCCGTGCTTCTTAGGAAGCATGGTCTTATCTGATCCGGTGGGGAGGGAAGATAGACGGAGATAGATAACCGTGGTGTCTCGAAAAACACTCCGATCCAGATGCAGGAACCTTGTAAGTTCTCTCGCAAAAGGCCGACATTCAAGAGTAGCGAATCATTTCGTCGGGTTCATGTCTCTTGAAAGGCTTGTTGTGTTTCGTGCTTTGTGTTTCGTGTATTGTCTGTTGTCACTATCATTTCGTTTTCTTCCCAAACCCACACCATTACCCTGTGAGGGGTAAACCTTGGCAAGTGTCTTTTCTGTTCTGCGGCTTGTCGAGTTTATGAAGAAACAGATACGTCTATGCTGCACCGGGGCATGGAAAGAGATAAACCAAACTGGCTTGACTCTGGTTAGGTTAGCCGGTGCCAATTTAACATAGGAAACACTTGCGAATAGTCTTCGTGAGTATCTGACAACTGGAAATGTTGAGACATGATCACTCCTCAGTACGATTCGCGGTAGGCTGAAAGAGGATCATGGGCGGTGGACGCGGTCGGTGGCTAACATTGTCGACGCTGGGTAGCGAAGAGGTCAAGCAGCCCCAGCCCGCTTCACCAAATACAAAAGGGCGGTCATTTCTGACCGCCCTTTTAGGAGGAGAGAGTTGTCCCTACGCTTCCGCCAGACCATTAAGCCTTTGATCGCTTATTGATCTCGGACATATTACTCTGCTTCTTGTGTTTGGCAATCGAAATCTGATCTTTCAGTATTTGAGCAATTTTGTTGGCCCGGTCGAAGATGTCCTCCGTGTAGCTTTTCGAATAGCTGTCCGGAACTCTCAGAGGTAGAAATGACGGAATGTCGATAACTGTTTGCATGTACACAAAATCCTTACTGGTTACTTTTCGGGTTTGTTATACTGCACTTGCGAAAGGAAATGCAACATGAAAGCAACTCAGATTTTATTCTACATGTCGTTTGTGAATACCAAAGAGAACAGATTTATTGGAGCCAGCCTTGTTTATGCTGAATCTCCTATGCAAGCCATGCAGAATGCATGGGAAATTGGATGCAATCCGGGCGGTGAAGTTATGTCCGTCATTCCAGATTTTATTCCAGATGATAAATGGATTAATCGTCTTCTATCAAGAGAAGAATTGAAGGAAATGGAGCAGGAAGTTACTGCTCAAAAAGATGCCGGTATGGCAAAACGACAAGTCATTCCGCCTGACTTCGATCCTTCTGCATTCTCAGGAAGAACCCTGACCCATTAACTATCGGACACATCGTTCCGTTTGCCACGACAAATTCAACAAAGAGAGGACCATTCGTATAAATCGTAGCTACGATTTTCTTTTCCATGGAAAGAATACCGGTGAAAGCAACTTTGAAACCTGTATCATCAAGTTGCTTCATTGTTGCTTCAACGGAACCACATTGTTTTTGCGGAGGAGTTTGCGCCAAGGCTGGCGTCATGCATAACAACATTCCAATCAATAAATGTTTAAGCATCTTTTCTCTCCGGTCTGGGGGATAAGCATTAAAGTGATGCTGACTTTTCATAGGAGTCAGAAAGCGGGGCAGTACCGCTATCCCCTACCACTTTACACCATTTCTTTCTATTCTCTTCGATTGTCAAATATTGTACAATGAACCATCAACATGGAAATATCCAACTTCCAAAATTAGCATCCTCTTCTTGAGGAGTATCGCGAAGCAACCAAGCATCGTTGTTCTTACTGACTGCGATAGGCGCATCGATAGGTTCCGAATTCAAAATAGCCAACGGCATCGATTCCCTCTCAATTCTATCTTGATTCAGTTTTGCAATTGTCTGCCTAACATTTACATCAGTTGAATGTTTGATAAATCCTTGATCTGCCATCCAAGCCAATAGAACCATAGCCATGACGATGTCATCATGGCCTTCTTCCGCTGCATATGATTTTCCTTTCACAGCAAAGCGGCGAAGCTGCTCGATAGCTATGGCGTCTTTGACAATAAGCTGATCGTTTTCAATCAAACTCTTGAGGTTGGCACAACCAACTCGTTTTGTGAGTGTATTCATCTGCACACCGGGTTTGGTAACTTTGGTGTTGTACATGATGGATTGGCCACCCACAGCTTTTACATTTCGAGTTGTCATGATGACATTCTCGTATTCAAGTTCATACCAAAGCATATCGCCAATCATTTGTCCGAAGTTGCTTTCAACCAGAACAACTGCTTGATTGTAGTTGGTTGCAATTGTATGAACGATGCCGGGAAGGGCCATAGGATCGATGTATCTGTTTTCATATATCATGGCTACTTCGTAAGGCATCGTTGTGATGTCAGTTACCAACACGACTGATGAATCGCCGCCAAGACCTTCTGCCACATCAACGGTCACTGCATAGACATGACCTTTTTCCGGCATCTTATAAATGCGAGATTGATCTGTAATATGTTGAGGAGTTTCGTTTCTCAGCAGTAATAATTTTTGTGCGGAGATAAGAGTTCTGGACGAACCGAGAAAAGCGCAAGCGAATTCCTGATCCCAAAATTCCTGCCCATATTGTTTGATAGTTTTTTCTCTGAATGCTTCATCTCTTCCGGGCACTTCATTCCATTCAACCGCAATTGGAATGAAATTATCTGGGGGAGCAACTTTGTTTTCAACAGCATCCATCCAAATTTTATAGAACTGATTAAGACCCTTTGGAGTAGAAGTGATGATGACTTTAGTATCTTTACCGGAAGAAACAGTCGGGATAACCGATTTGACAAATTCTTCGGCAATATGAGTTTGGACGAATGCGAACTCGTCAAGAAGAATGGCGTTGTAGACGTCACCGCGCGCTGATGAAGGCGAGGTTGTCGAAGCCCGAATACGAGACCCATTTTCAAGTCTAAACGATCCTTTATTCCATTCCACAACACCTTGTTGCAACCAATCTGGCAACTCCATAAACATGTCTTGAACAGCGGCCACGATGTCTCTGGCTTTATCGCCCTTATGAGCAGCGACCAACCAAGAATAATTGCTAGTGAATAGCACATACCAAAGAACAACAACCGATGCACAACTGGTTTTTCCACATTGTCGTGGCCAGCGAGATATCGTGTATCGATTCTCCAAAATCGAATGGATCATACGTCGTTGATATCCGCGAGGCTTGAAAAGAATCTTCTTTTCAAAATCAACGTGCTTCACATAGACATATTTTTCCATGAAATAGAAAGGATCAAGCGCGCATTTGATGATCTCTTCTTGGCGCTCCGGAGTAAATCCGCCTTCAGGTAAAACACCAGCTTTTCGTAAAAGTGGGTTTCCCTTAAACCCCTTCTTGATTACCGCCATCGATAATTTTCTTGTTTTGTCTGGCCTCTCTGATTTTATCCATCATGTCATTTGAATTGATGACAAGAGTATTATGAACTGTTTGAGGCCCCGGAATCGTTTCCAGTTTTGTTTTGGTTTCTCTTAATTTCAGAAGTTGCTCGTTGGCATTAAGCACGGTTCCCAATAATGTCGAAAGGGCTTCGTAGCTTCGTGGATGTTGTGCTTGATTGGCAACATCAGCCGCGTCTTGTACGCCTATCTTGCCGAGTTCAATCAATTCAACCAGATTTTTTCTGGCATATTCAAAATCATCATTTATCGTGGATTCAGGAATAATGACCTCAGTCTTTTCCTTCATCATTGAAGGAAGATTAAATATTTCGGCCAGTTTATCTGGTTTTTTGTTTTCATCCATATAGGTAATTAGGGTAATGGACGCCTTCCAACAACTAGGTCTCGGAACAGAACCAACAATTGATGATGTAAAAAAGGCTTTCAGACGGCTCAGCAAAAAATGTCATCCAGATACAAGAGTGGCTAATGCGCCATTCGAATTCCCAGAATTATTGAAAATTTATGCCGATGCTCTTGAAGTTGTGAAGTCGAGAGACGAATTCAAACGACAATACGAAGAAGGAGTAGGGAACCATACCACACCATCAACTTTCCCAGCACAACCGATTACTTCTGAAACTGTTGAAATAGAAATCAATTCAATTGATGAATTTGAATTGATGACTTTTGGTGTTGCTTATCGAGAAGCGATTATACCTGCTGCAATGAAAGTTGGTGGTAGAGTCAATGTGATGATCATGCAATATGATGTAATGGCTCAAGGCGGCGTTCCCATGGGCGGGTTTGCATTCAACACATGGCCAACCGAGGAAGAGACCGTATCCTATCGATTCAATGTCAAAAACGGCCAATTAGACATAAAACTGCATTTCATTGGTAAATAGAAGGTAAATCCCGCTTGCTTTCTTCAAGAAAGTAGCTATTTTTCGAGAGGACCCAATGAAACTTAGTGAGGCTTTGAATCGACTCGACGAAGGTGCTAACAAGAGCCTTGCTAGAATTCATTCTCATATGCAGGATCGGAATGTAGGAATTCTTACGGCACATCGCGATAGCGAAACTCCAGAAGTCAATAAAAAGAACAATGCCGAGCTACAGCACAAGATTCGTGCCCATGGTTATGGTTTTGTACATGTTCGCGGACGCTATGTGATGAACAAAGGCGAAGCAAACGAAAGACCGGTGGAGGAGCATTCCTTCATGGTTATTGGAAAGAAAGGAAATGACAACGGCCAACTGAAAAATTTCTTGACCAAACACGGCGAACATTATGGTCAAGAGACGATTCTGCACAAGGCACATGATAGCAAGACCGCGCACCTAATCGGAACGAAGGATACTTCCTTCTTGAAGAAAGGCGAGCATATGGATGTCGGAGAGTTTCATCCGAATCGAGCAGGCGATTATCATTCTGCCTTGAAGAAAGGTGCCCCAAGAACTGGTGACAAGGCTTATACGGTCATCGATCATGAAGGTAAGGAGAACAAGAGTTTTCCGAATCGTGGCGAAGCCAATAAGCATTTGCAGACAGGCATCAAGGCCGGGGAGTTGAAGAAGGGAAGTCATATTCGATACAATCCCAGAACCTTCGCAATGGAAAGTGTCGCGTTGTGGGAACCGGCAGGTTGGGTGAATTCGGAAGAGAGAAAAATATAGTGCCATTGCATCAATATAGAGAATTACACGAAAGAGAGAAAATGAACAGAATTCAGGATATCGAGGCCCGGAACGAAATTCGAAAGGATGCCCAGCTTCCGTTGCTGGATATTTCGAAGGAACTGGACCGTCTCAATACCATTGAAGAGCGCGAGGCTTTTGAAGCATATTTCGAGGCTCAGTATCCGAAGTACAAGCATCTTATGAAGGGTGTCACTGGCTTCGGTGGTCAAGCGATCATGCGCCAGATCAAGAATACAATCTGGGAAGATTTTCATCGCCAGCGGCGCTAATGTATCATATACATTAAATCCTCTTATGGAGCATGTATGATACATTACGTCCATTCCCCGCCTGATCGTGCTTTCAGCACGGTCTAAGCGGCTTCCCAAATAGGGTCATATCGATTCCTTCCACTTAGACCGTGAGAAGGAAGCAAATATGAAAAAGCAACAAGAACGCGACATGGCTAATCGTAAGCCATATCGCACCAAGGCTCAAAAAATCGAGGCCAAAAGAACCGCCGTCAAATGTGCAGATGGTACATGGCGTTCCCCGGCTCCGGTTAGTTTTCATAAAGAGCCAAAATGAGGAAATGGGAGACCGGTCTTTGGACCGGTCTCTTTCCATCAAAAGAGAGAATTGGTTATGCTTGCACAGAACTTCAAGACTGCAAAAGACCTTAAAATCACAGAGTCTCAACGGGAGGCTCTGATGAAAACGCTTGTTCTCATGGAAACGGGCAAATTGATTCATGTTGTAGAACAAAGTCAATACTGCGAAGTTTCGCCTCAATTTACTGGCCATTTCAATATGTGTGATTGGAAAGGAAAAATTGGGTGTGGAACGGTTTGTTGTATTGGCGGGACAGCCGAACTTGTCGGTGCGGTTTCTTTCCAAGGGAAACTGGACGATAATCTACAGGAATTATTTTTTCCTGATGTGGCATGTTACGATTATTGGAGCTTCATTACAGTTGATCAAGCAGCCCAAGCCTTAAGAAGTTATCTCACGACTGGCAAAGCCAATTGGGAAAATATACTACCTTACAGCTATTTGAAGAAAATATAACTATTGTTCGTTAAGGGTGCGGTCGGAGGCGCGATGTGGAAAAGGGCTTAAACCCCCATCCTCCGGTGTACAAGAAACCGATCCAGATTTATCTGACCCTTTTGGAAACCGGCCTTTGCGGGCCGGTTTCTTTTTGAAATCTCCAATCCTGTCAATATTTCTCTTGCTTTGATCGTTCTCGTTTCTGCATGTTGCTCGCGGAATGCCAAACGCGAGATTTGCCAAATGCCTGATACCTTTAAGTGTTGTCTATGCAACCAAGAATACCAAACAAACAAACTGGAGTATGACGAGGCAGAACTTGATATGCAGGATTGTTTTGGTAAAGAATACGATCTGGAAGAGTGCGAACAGATATGCGAACATTGCTTCCGTAAATTTTGGATCGAGAAGGACGATTTTGATGACTAAGGCCAAGGCACCTGTTCCGGAGATCAAGAAAATTCGTTTGAACAACTGGCACCGCGAAACGATCATCAAGAGTGCCACACAGAAATTAGAAGAGAAAATGGCCGCTCATGAGAAGTTGGGCGAAGAACTCTATTTCAAAGCCTTGAAGGCGACATTCTCCAAAAAACTTCTGGATGCAGCACAAACCGTTCTGGAATCCGATTTGAAAATGTTGTCCACATCAACATCTCATACTTTTAATGTGGGTGGTCGCTCCATTTCACTTCCTACCAGCAACCCACAACCCCATTTCGGATATTATGGAAATTATCCGGCCATCGCCAATCAAATATTGATAGAACAGATTTGGTCTTGGGCTGAAAAGAAGGAAGAAATCAGAATTGAAATGAAAACGGCCAGAGCAACTTTATCAGCATTACTGAAAACAGTGGCTACTACCGAATCACTGTTCAAGGTCTGGCCAGAAGGCAAGAATTTCTATTCAGTGCCGCCCCTGACTCCTCCAGACAAACCACAACTCCCTGTCGTGCAAGTGGAAGCCCTTAATACCATTCTTGGTATTGGAGGGTAACTATGGGCTGTGACATTCATCTTTTCGTTGAACGATTCAACGATGAAACTGAAACATGGGAGTTAATCAAAAACGAAAAAAATGAATATGGAGAATTTTACGGTTCTCGCAATTATAATCTGTTTGCTATTCTTGCAAATGTGAGAAACGGATACGGTTTTGCTGGCACGCCCACAGGAAAGGGGTTCGTGCCTATCGATGATCCCCGTGGGATTCCTCCCGATGCCTCACAAGAATATCTCAATGAAGTTGACAGATGGAATGGCGATGGTCACAGTCATTCCTATTTCACTGTTCAAGAATTGATGCAATATGATTGGACGCAAACCACAACATTAAGTGGTTGGGTTCATGCATCAGAATATGCCACTTTCAAACGAAACGGTGAACCGAATGCATGGGCAGGAATGATTTCTGGTGGTGGAATCAAACACATCTCAAATGAAGAGATGGAAGCCAAATTTTTTAATCCTGAAATGAATCGATATGATTATTGGCAAAAAAAGGATGATGGTTCGGTAACTGAAATTGAGTGGTCGGTTGTTTATTATAAATGTGCTGGCAACTTCCTATCCGAGACCCTGCCAGAGTTATGGCAGTTGGGACCAGCGAACAAAGTTCGTATCGTGTTCTTTTTTGATAATTGAGGTCTTGTGGAACAGCCAGATTTTATCTATTTTGAATGTCCCGATTGCGGATTCGATAGCGTTCAACGATCCGATTTCACTGGCACAGACATTTGCCCTCTATGCGAGGGTGATTCTGGTCATATCGTTTCAGAACATGAGAACTGCAAAGGATACTGACAAACCAGAAGGCAGAGATGCCAGAAAAGAGATTTCATGAAATTTGATGTACACTGCCCACCGCTCATTCACAAGATAGAAAAAGTGTATGTTATTCTATCTGTCGATGAGAAAGGCAATAACGGAATTGTTGCCACAGAAATACCGATGCTCGGTATGACTCCACTCGTAACGAGTCGGAAAGATATTCTTGAACGGTATAAAGAAATCGTTCAAGAACTTGCGAACGATACCAACCGAACCTACAAAGTCGTTGAATTTAGTTCCCGCAATCTCATCGAAGAGATCGGACCAATCAAAAATCAAAAATTTGCGTGATAATTCCGTAATTATCGTTGGCGCTGATTTGCTGATAGGGAACCGTCAAGTTAATATCGGTTGTCGGTTCCCCGTTAGCAGTGAGGCCGGGCTGCACGGTAACAGACGAAAGTGGAGTGTTTGAATTGTTCGAAGTGAAGAACGAAACATCCACGAATTTGATAATGGCTGCATTTCGAATTGGACCAAAGTAGCAGGCCTTCACTGTGAAATCGAAGGTCCACAAGATTTTTCGTTCTTCGTCCGTAAAATTGCCCTCATACGTATCTTCCATCTGGACACTGTTCAAAATTACGGGCACATTGGTTTCAATGCCCGGAATGAATTCGACTTTGAGCGGTAGTTCCGGTTGGAAAAAAGGATATATCTGTTCGACAATGGGCAGACCATCTTCGATGCTCTTGGCGTAAACCCAGAGCGAGAAGTGGAAATTCCAAGGGGTAGGAACGAACTGTTTGCTGTAACCACCATCTGATTGTTCAACCGGTCGCATAATTTGTGTGGCATTAAGTTTGCGGGCTGAATCGTATTCCAACGATGTCAACTCAAACGAAATGCGTGGCAAAGTAATCGCCGCCTTGTGATCTATCGCAGGATCGCCTTTCAAGCGAGCCAATACTTTTTCTTTTGGCGCGTAACTAATCGGAACCTGTATTGCTTCGGTTACTTGATTGTTGGCGTCAAATCTCTCCATCACAATTTCGTTGAAAATCGTACCGAAAGCTGCTACCAGCTTTTTTGTGATTGAGAAGTAAAATGGCGGGTTCTTAAGCATTGGGTATTTATACCCACCTTCTTTTGTGAAAATTCTTTCTTGACAAAAGAGGCGGTCGTGCTACATTGCCATATTGCGTCGTGGTCACATGACACAACACCCTGAAAGTACGGGAGAAATGCCAATGTCTGATACTATTACAACCGTTCACAAATTCGAGGACGGTATTCCTGCTTTTTTGAGACGCAAGAAAGAAGAGACTCCCGAAGATACTGGACCTCCGATCACTGGCGAATATCTGCGAAACCAGATTTCAGTGAGTGCCCGGAAACAACAGGAAACCGCACGAACGGCCCCTGTTGTTGCCAAACAGCCTGACCCGCTTCCCAAGGTTCCCGCCAAGGAAGAAACCAAAGTCGAGGCTTCCACCCAACCCGCCGCTCCCCAAAACGTTCCTATCAAGAATGAGACATCCCCCAGCGGATGGCGTAAGGTGGCGCGGGAGAACACCAAACATGCCAGCCGCAAACAGTGCGGGGCTTCCAGATTTCCAGCCATTGCCGCTCTTATGCACGACAAATGGGTGGCCCGCGAAATCATTTGCGAAAAGCTGGGGCTGGTGGATAACACGATTCGCGGCTATCTCGGGATCATGAGCCATACCGCTGAGTACGGCCATATGGTCAGCCGAAAGGTCAACAACACCACGGAATACATGCTTCCTGTTGTGGCGTGAGTGCATTCCGTGCAAAACCCGGCTCTTGTATTCTAGGTCTCAAGAGCCGGGTTTTTTATTATGAAAGGAGA